TATTATTTGTATTCATAATTAATTGTATTTTATTTTAACCATCCCATTGTTCTAGCTTTTGCTGGATTTTCATGCACATAATTATGACAATTACGGCATGTTACAGCCCAAGTTGACTGAATCAAATAAAATGCATCTCTGTTTGAACCTGCATATGTATGATGTATGTCTGTACCTATATTGGTACAGCCAGCAACTTTAATTTGACATAACGGAAACTTTTCCATATGCTTAGTCCTTAATTTAAGATACTCAACATCAAGTTTCTTTCTTTTTGCAGAAACTTGTGGTATCACCTTATGATCAGGATCTTTAGACTGAATCTTACCCCAGCAATTTTTACAATATTTATTTCCTTCATGTGCTTTCCAGATATATTGCTCAGATTCACAACCTGAACAGTATTTCTTTTTCTTTTCCATTACCAGCTTGTGGTATTAGTAATACAATAGTGACTGCCTACATAAGCTGTCATCCAATCAGATTGTGATAAAGTCCATGTTTTTACATTACCTGAACAATCATTCTTTATATCTACTGAATAGTTGGATACATTGTCTGACTGTATTATACCACAGTTACATGGCTTATTAGGTGTAGGATTATCCTTTTTACAACTATAAATGCAACCTGTTATTATTATTGTTATCAGTATTATTATTTTTTTCATCTGTTTTATTTTTAATTATTTCTATTAATTCATTTATACAAGCAAGTTCTGCTTCTTCATAGGTAGTATATTTAGCACTTTGACCACTCCTAAATCCACCTTCTATTATTGCTTCTGATAGATTAACTATTTCATGAAAATAGCCATTGTTTACACCAAATGGTGTAAAAATCCAAGAGAGTAAATCATGCTTCTTTCTAAACCATCTAAATGCTTGTTGTTTAAGTGGTGCTCCAAACCAATTAAGTCTTTCACTTGTAGTAAATGGTTTATAATCTTCTGATGAATCTCTTTTATAGTTAAAGTATATTTTAGTATCCCATGTACCATCATAAAAAGCTAAACAAGGTTCATCAAACCCCAATTCCTTCAAAGCTAAACTCTGATTATAATTTACAAATTCTTTTTTCATCTTATTCTGGTTTAAAGGTTTTATTATAGTATTGTTCTGCTTCAGTAATCATAACTTGGGAAAATGGTATTTTACCTTCCCAATATGCATCCATTATCTGCTCCTTTTCCATTTTTTTTGCTTTCTTAATAATTTCTTGTCTTAGCTTATGAAACTCATTTTTCTCAAGACCCATTTCGTAAGCTATATCTAAGTTCATAAGTTCATAAGCTACAAATTCTACTGCTGTTTTATTTGCCATATTGTCCTTTTTTATAGACTACAAAACAGTCTGATTTCCTATTATCCCTTGTGTATACTACTATATCATCAGACCATTCAGTTATCCAACAATAGTTTTTACCATCATTAGATATTTTACCCTGCTCAATTACTTGTTTTACTTTAGTAAGTGCAAGAGCAGGGTTAATATCATTTCTTATCTCAATGTGAATCTTCATGTTTAAAAGATTTAACTAATTCCTGATACTTTTCTTCTTTTTCCTCAATATATTTAAAATCTCCTAACATAGTTCTAGCCATATTGATAAATTCATCTGATACATGTACTCTTACTTTATTATAGTCATCTGCCATAATTAAAGCTTTCATTTTATCACCTACTGTCATAATTTTTCCAATTCAGATTTAACTTCTAACCAATACTTACTTGCTTCTTCATTACATCCATAATAAGCATTATTACTTGGTAATGTACAACCACTTTTTAATATCTCATCTATTGTAATTAATGAATGTACTTTAGCTGTCTCTCTACTCATTATAAATTGAGACATTAAATGTCTATCAAATAATTCTTTTGCTTTTTCTTTTGGGCTACTCATGATTGTAAAAAAATAATTTATTAAACTCTTCTATACCTACTTTACCAATATTTCTCACATTTTTTAAACAAATATGTTCAAGCATGAGTTCTTCATTCACTTTATGATTTTCATAGTAATCTAATAGAGCTGTTAATAATCTTGCACTCATTTTGTTATCACTTAAGTCTAATAATATTTTTTTATTTTCCTCTCTTAGTTTTTTTCTTTTTTCTTCTTCTTGCTTTTTCCATATTCTACATAGATCATACATTAATTCTTTCTCACCTTCTGATAAAATATCAAATAAATCTCTTATATACATATTTAAAATGCTGTTATAACTTAATATTAAAATCTTTCCACTCTATTTTATCCTGATCAAAACCAGATAATGCTTCAGTAACCCATTTCTGATCTATAGTATCCATATAACATAGAATGTGAATAGTAGCTGTTTCATCAACAGATAATCTCAAACATCTCCCGATTCTTTGACTAGCCTTACGCTCATTACCATAAGCATGTAGTATAATACATTGTTTAAGATTAGGAATATTAATACCCTCACTTAATTGTAATACACAAGATAGTTTAGTAATATTACCTGACTTAAACATATTAAGATTATCACTAGATTCTGGATTATTACTATGATAACTATAGTTACATAATTGATCAGCTTGCTCTTGAGTATTAGCAAATATAATACACTTAGATTTAATTGAGTTACTCAATATCTTAGTATAAGCTTCTTTACTTGGAAAAGCCATCATAGCCTTCATCCTCATTACTCTTGAAATTTGCTGCTCTTTTCCCGGTCTAGAATCCTCTATTCTGCTGCACCAATAATTATAATTAGCTAATTCAGTAGTAAAGAATGATTTATACTTACTACCTGCTTTAACATTCTTATTACTATTGTCTAACCTAAGTTGATGCACAATAATTTTATAATCATTTAAGATATTATCATTAATAGCATCATCAGTTAAGTATTCATAACATATAGGATAGAACTCTTGCATCATCTCACCTTTCTCACTATTTACCATTTTAGGAGGAGTACCGGTAAGACCTAAGATCTTACCGTCATACTCATCTAAAAATTCTCTATGTGAAGGTAACAATGAGTGAGCTTCATCAAAGTAAATCATATCATACTCTCTTGGATCTAGTTTATTCAAACTTAAGTAAGTAGTGAATTGTGCTGTGTCAAGTAAGTGAGACTTATTAAACTTAATAGCTTCAGTTCTCCAAGATGTAAAAATACTAAGCTTAGGAGCAACAATAAGCACATTCATTAATGGAGTCAGATTTCTTTCCATATGCATAAGACCTACTAAAGTCTTACCAACACCTGTGGCAAGAATCAATGAACAACGCTTTTTATTATTAGTTGCATTTAATGCAAGTTCTTGAATTTTTTCTCTGGTCATAATTTTATTAATTTATATTTTTTTAACAACAACCTTGATTTTTTTATTGACTTTAAAACACTACTTTCAGCGCAATTTAAATATTTTGCAGCTTTCATAGCACTATCAAAAACAATCATTTCATCTGTTATGGTATTAATCATTTGAATTGTGAATGCATCAGACCTTGTAATTGTGTTATTACATTTTTTATCAGGTAGGATTAAATAATAATCTTTATATTTTCCACTTTTACTTTTAATTATTTGTGATGTTGAATTTGGTTTAAATGCGGGATAAATACTTTTTAAATATCTACCTGCTTCATTATATCCATTAAACTTTTTAATAAGATTACAATTACAATCATATATATCAATTTCTTTTTTCTTATCAGTATTTAAATGATTTACTATTATACCAGCTTTAGACTTTTCTTTCATTATTTCAGAGATTTTCTTTTTAGTTTCATCACTCATTTTATTTGTGATTACATCTCTTCTTATATTATAATCTGGATTAAGTGTATCTATATAATATTGCTCTCTAATAAATATTTGATCAATGCTACATATTTCAATTATGTCTACTTTAAAGCAGGTTTTTCCATATTTATTGTATGCATTTTGCAAATAAAGATTTTTATGCTGTTGATTTAATAGATCTGACTTATGTCTTCTCAGTCTATAATAAATGTTTGTACTACTGCCAATATATATTTTATTATTTACACCATTAGTAATTTTATATATACCACAAATTTTATATCCGTATCCTTGTTTCATTTCCATATTACAAAGATACGGATATTATTTATTTTTTACAAACCACCAGTAGCTAAACTTAATCCACATTTTCTTTTCTTATCAGTAGCATCCAATGCTAACTTTTGTATCTCTTCTCTTGTCATTTTTATAGTTTTAAAATTAATTATACAACAAATACATTTTTTTGTATAAAAGTCATAGCTATAGTTATATCAGTCATAGCTTTAATTTGACTAATGTTTTTATCAACATTAGCTAATGTAGCATTATGATTATAACTAGGATGATTATAAGATTTAATAAATACTTTTAAAAATTGATGTTTAACCCATCTATCAGCTTTACCAATCTTAATAAACATATCACTAAAATCTTTACACATTGCTTCTGCATTTACATTACTAATTCTAAATGCACCTGTTTTTATTAATTGACTAGCTGAAGATACTCCATTATATCCAATTTCACTATTACAGATATTAGCAATCATTAATGGTTCAAGATTATATAAATTCTTAAACTTTTTAAGAGAAAGATAATCAGGAACATCAAACATCCATGCATTAACATAATCCATTAATTGCCATGACTTAGATGAATTATTATAAAAAGCTATTTTTTTAATAATGTCAGCTTTATCAATAACTTCAATGTATCTGTATTCTACAGGTACTGCTTCTCTTTGACATGCGTGTATTAAATGTTGACCATCAATTACATATGTTTTTAATTCACCATCAATTACTGCTGTTTTAATACAGATTGCTTGTCTGGTAACACCCATTTCTCTTATACTTTGTACTAATCTTTCAACTTGTAGTGAATCAATATTTCTATTCATTGGTAAATAATTAAACATTGAATACTCTGTTGTTGTTGCTATTTGAATTACATTTTTTTTCATCTTTTCAGTTTTTTAATTTCAGTTATTGTTTTTTCAGTTTATTTTAACCAACCCATTGTTCTTGCTTCTGCTGGATTCATATGAATATGATCATGACAGTTACGGCAAACAACAAGCCAGGTGCTTTGTATTAAATAAAACGCATTTCTATTTGATCCTGCAAAAGTATGGTGTATGTCTGATCCGAGATTAGTACAACCACCAACTTTTACTTGACATAATGCATTATTCTCCATATGCTTTTTTCTTAGTAGTAAATATTCAGCATCAAGTTTCTTTCTCTTAGCTGATACTTGAGGTATAACCTTATGATCTGGATCTTTAGATTGTATCTTACCCCAACAGTTTTTGCAATACTTATTGCCTTCATGTGCTTTCCAAATATACTGCTCAGAATCACACCCTGAGCAGTACTTTTTTTTCTTTTCCATTACTCAAACTTAATAATTACTAATGAATTTATATGCTGCTGTACTTCCAGACATATTAAATTGATAGTAATTATTTTCACAGTGACTTTCATTAACTCTTAATTTAACAGAAGTTGCATTTAAAAAGTCTACAAGTGCATCACTTGTACTCATATCATCAACTAAAAATAAAGAATTGCTTTGAGTTCCTTTTGTGGCTTCTGTAGCATATTTTTTCCAGGCACCATTTACTAAAAAAGAAATATCTACAATTGGTGCATCATCACAAAAATATCCACCTTGAAGATAAAGTACTATATCACCATCTACATTTTCAAGTTTTAAAACAGTTTCATTACTTTCTTTTGTGTAACATATTCTATATGGATCATCAAACCCATTATTCACACTTTTATTTATCCATTGTGCATATGTACTTTCAATTAATAAAAGTGTAAATATACTTAATAATAATTTTTTCATTTTAATAGTTTAAAAGGGTAGACTGTTACATCAACCCATTAATATTATTTTTGTCTTAATCTTGGTAAAGCATTCATGTCTTTTTTCAACTCATAAAAGTTTTTAGGTAATATGCCTTCAGTTATAAAGATACCTACAATTTGATCTTTAGTTATACCTAATTGCTTGAATGTCAGTGTATTTTTAAACTCAGCATCAGTTTCTTCTGTCTCTACAAAGAATTGTGTAAGAGGACTTTCAGGAAATAATGTCTTGAATATAAAATTACTATAAGCATTAGTTAACTTTTGCTTATACAGATTAATAATACTTTGACCTTTCATATATACTTTACTTACTCTCTGTTTCTTTTTACTACACATAGTAGCTAATTCTTCTTGAGTAAATGCACTTAACCCGTGTAAAGCTCTTTTATATAAATGGTTTTGATAATCATTATAATTATCTTTTTCATATTGCATATAAGTTTCACCTTTATACAATTGATAAGCCTCTAACTTACCTTTATACTCTAAATTCTTTTCTTGTAACTCCATGACCATTAGTTTTTACAATTAATAAAAAAAGGGATAGCTTTAACACTATCCCTATATACATTGTTGATTATATATACCTACTTAAATATTGAACTCACTTGATGCTGACGGATGAATTGCAGACGGTCTAATACTACTTAAATTATTAGCTGCTTTAATTTCATCCACATTATCATGCTTAACCAATTCATCAGTTACATTAGTAATGATTGTATAGATAGTTTTTCTATAAATTGGTTTATTACCTACTTTACACACTACTCCAGTATTACCTGCAGTTTTAATGTTTTTAGTATGGTCTTTTTTGTTTGTTGGGTTCAATGATTCAATAATGGCAATTTTTCCTGGTAAATCCTGACCAAGATAATAACCTTCTTGTTTCAAGTCTTCCATACTCCCTTGTATTAATGCACTAACTACTCTTCTTCTTAAGAATGAGTTGTCATCATACATAGATCTAACTTGTTCTACTCTTACATATCCATACTCAGGATTGTTTACTGACTGATAGATAACATTACCTAGTTCATCACCAGTAACTTTAACTTTTGATTCCATAATACATGTTTTTTACGGTTAACACTATTTTATTTTATAATTGATTGTTGTGTATGATTTTAGCTATTCCTTGGTCTACACTCCCAAGTTAAGATTTTAATTATCCAGACTATCTATTCTATCTATATCTTCTTGAGTTAAGTCCTCAATAGATATCTCTTTTATTTCTGCTTCATCATCAACATTGAATGTGAAGTCATAAATCTTTTCTTGTTTTTCTGTGGTGTTTTCATCTAGTGCAGAGCCAGTGAAAGGATTGTGAATTGATTCACCTGCATTTGTACATAATAAGTACTGAATATCATTATCACTCATAGACAAATACTGTTCTATTGTGATATTTATTACACGTCCATTTGGTAACTGATATTGCATTATTTTTAAATATGCCTAAAGTTACTGCTTATATGCAAAATAATAACAATTTAAATCACAAAACCATCATTATATAGCTAAAAATAACAATGGGGAATATTAATACTCCCCAAATTATTATTTTTCTGGTCATGTAGTATACTCAGATACTATCTTTAATGTTTTATTTATCTTCTTCCAACCATATGAATTCATCATAGTCTAATCCCGTTATTATAATATCTATTTTACCTGATGCATCATATGTAGGAACTTCTACTTTAATTGGTGAATAATCAGTATAAGCACATAATCCACTTACTCTACAAGATATATAACCTTTTAAATCTAGGTCTGTATCTTTTGTAGTATCTCTATTAGTGAACCATTGTCCTTGAATCTTGAATAGACCCATTTGACCAATTTTTGGTTTTTCAGATAATTTCTCACCTAATAATAACCTACCAAGTAATTTCTTAGCCTTATCACTATGGTTAAACATATCTTTAACCAGATCCCTTATCTCACCATGTCCAATGAATGCATCTAATGAATTAACTAAGATTTCTTCATCTACTGTTATTGTTACTTGGCTCATCTTGAGTTCTTTATAGACCTTAACCTAAAGAATAACTCCCAGTTAAAGTGATCAAACACCTCAATATCAAGTGTATTGTTAACACACTCTTCACTTACTATACCATATACAGTAGGCATAACTGTTCTAGTTACACCTCCTGTAAGTACTTTACCGTCTACCTCAAGTTGACAAGCTTTATCAAAGCCTATCACTGAATTAATTACGTTAATATTATACATATCTTTTTCTGAATTATATAAACATGACCAAATGTTTACTTGTTAATACTACGTTTTTCTACCTCTATTACTACTATTGCTACCAATAATACTGCTGCTATTGAGCAAGTAATTACAATTAGTGTCTCCATTATGCTTCTAATGCAAATTCTAAACACATAATTGCATAAGCAATCTCATTCTTGATGTACTCTTTTACGTCCCAAGATGCATTCAATGCATCAACGTCATTTAGACTCTCTCTTAGACTTTTCAGTTCCTCTGCCATTTTCTTTTTCTTTATTGTATTTAACTAACCTTTCCATGATTTTCTGGTTCATAGATTGACCATTATCTTTCTCTTTTTCATTACTCATATCAAATATGTTTGCAGCGGCAACAGGACTCGAACCTGTACACGTAACTTTCTTGGTTCTACCCCAATGGCACGCTATCCACCCATTAATTTAGCGTCTACCAATTCCGCCATACCACTATAAATAACAGGAAGCACCTGTTCAGATTGTGTAACGT